TAAGCCTCGCAGTATTTGGAGTGCAGGGTCTCTACTTCTCTCTCCAAGGAGCTGAGCAATTCCGAAAGCTGAGCTTCCTTGTTGGTTGGTTGAGAGGTGGTCAAACCTACTCTCACGGGTCCATAAGGACTTGAGACATTTCCACTCTCTCCCTCTCCAACCCCACCCCGCACTAGCGTAAGCCTTGGCGATTCGTTTGTTCTCACGCTTCTCCTCCATAGTTGCCTTCTTTGAGATTATCTCTGTTGGTTTATCTGATGGGAACTTTACTTCTCCTGTTGGGTGAGCCAGCACTACCCAGAGAACGCCTAGTCCTACCAGATAAATCAATCCACGCCTTACCCTCTGCCTCATCTCTTTCCCTCTCTTCTTTGAGCAGTTGCTCATACTCGTCGGGGTATAGTTTTTTAAGACGAGCTAAGGCTCTGTCTCTGATCCGTCTGTAATTGCGCTGGCGTATAGCCTGGCGCAGGGCAGTCTCCTGCCTTCTCTCTAAGTCATCTGCCATTGAGCTTATCCTCCCACACTATCAGCAGGTAAGCCAGCAAGGTCACAAGTATCACGCCCAAGATTATCATTTCACCACCCGAAACCCTCTCATAGTAGGGTGCTTGGGGTCAGTTGGGCGTTGAAGCATAGTCGCCCTTATCAGAGCTGAGACTTCTATCGGGTGATCTACCAGGCGATAGTCGTCCTCGCTCTCTGTATTCCATACCGATACTTGAACCTTAGCGTCCGGCGTTCTCTTGAACCACTCCACCGCCTCGTATGCGCTCTCCCCTCCCCATACAATATCGGATTCACTATCCATCACCTCATAGAATTGGGTTAGCTTCATACAAAAGTCCCTTCGTGTTCAAGTTGATACTCCATTGGCTCACCAAGCGGTAGTCCTTCATCTTGCGTAAGTTTCTGTAAAGCGTAGCGTTTAGCCTCTTCTTCATTGTCAGCGTAGATAACTGTCGTGATTATGAATTGGTCATAGACTAATTTTATTGTGTAGTCGTTCATTGTCCTTCTCCTTCCTCTGCCTCTTCTATGGGTATAAAGGTGCCGCCTAGCGCAGTTCTAACATACATCAGGTTACGCTTGACCTTCCTTCCCACTCGTGGCTCCATAGCTTTAGTTATCAGCTCGATCTGTTCTTCTGTTGTTAGATTTTTAGGCATTAGCCTCTCCCTCTTCTATCATCTTGATGATGTCATCTATCTCCGGTGCGTATCTCACACTCGAAGCCTTGCTATCTTCCTCACCGCACGCCGTCTGAGCGTGCGTTGCTAGTGTTCTCTCACTAAATTGCCAGCCACAAGCTCCACATTTAGGCATTGACTGCCCCCTCTTGTGATTCTATGTCTGTCTTTCCCTCTTTGATACAGCCAGCACAAGCAAGCCAGCCTCCCTCTATCATTATGAAATCAGCCACGCCTTCACAAAACACACATTCGTCAAACATTTACTTGCCCTCCCCTTCCACTTGATAACATTTCTCATATGATCCCCAGCAGTAGCCCTCTCCCTCTCCTACATACCAGAGATTAGCTGACACCTTCACAGTTAGCCATAGGGTCAGGGCGATAAGGATTACCGCCCTCACGCTCTTTCCCCTTGTCGTGAGCTTCATACTCTCGCCCCTTCCAGCTTCCGCGCTCCCTCTTCATCGCCATTAGATCGCAGGAAACTAGCGCAACACTCCACGCAAACGCCATCATAGAAAGCTAAGAAAGTAAGCCCTCCCACTCGATATTTGGCGGGATTCTTCCCGCACTTATCGCAGAGCTTCATACCCTCACCCTCTCTGGCTTGATCTCATTATTGGCGCAATTACCGCACGCCCACCACGCGTTAGGTTTATTGAGTACCCAACAGCTCGCCCTATTTCCGCAGATCTCGCAGGTATTCATTACTCGCCCGCTTCCGCATTGAGGATTGCCACGACATAATCGTAGGCGTCGCTTCCAATAGTGGCGTACTCTTTCAATGCGTCGCCTAAGTAATCTAGCTCTAAGTAGCCTAGTGTCTTGAATATGCTCTCGGAATAGTCGAATATCTTCATACCTATTTCATTATCACTATATCCGATTAGATCAATGAAGATTGTGAAAGGTGTTTTCCCCGCTTCATAATTCATTGACCAATTAAAGAGCGCGGTAATCTCAGGGTATTTATTCTCCCCCGCTTCTAGCACGCTCTCTAGTGTAGCTTCTGCCGTAGTCATACTTTATCCCTTTCCCTTTATCCTCTAGCCCTGCGCTAGTGGATACTACAAGGGAGAGTGTAGCACTCTCCCCCATAGTAAGCACTAGATTGAAGCTCTCGCGATTCTATGAATACGATACGCCCCGCCCTGCCAGGCGGTCATACTTACCGCGTAGGCTTCCGCTTTAGTTGCGAAATCGTAGGGCATAACGCCCCGCCCTCTTATCTCTACGACATAAACCATTAGATCACCGCCCTCTCGCTTAGATAAATCCCCTGCCCCTGGTAGAGCTTTATTAGTCTCTTCACCGCTGGCGCGGTAAGGATTGCCCGCGCCCACTCTCTTCCCTCTTCATCAACTAGCGAGATCTCTCGCTTAGGGTATCTGGTAGCCATTACGCGCTCGCTAACTCTCGCGCCAACTTAGGTGAGTTGGCGGTTAGCGGATCGGTATCTGCCACGTCGAAGACGTAGCGCCAGGAGAAGTTCATAGATTCTTCCCCGTTATCATCTACACGCGTGCCTAGTGGCACAAGGATAGCGATACCCTTAGCACCCTTACGCACCGCCCGCCCCGCTTCACGCCACGCGTGAAAGCCAGCGCATTGGGTCGCGCTAGGGCGCTGGAAGAGGATCATTAGCGCGTTATTAGGTGAGAAGCTCTCTAGTAAGTTGCTAGGTGGCTTCACGCCCGATTCTTTCATTAGCTCTACGCCAGCGCGTAGGTTAGCGATAAATTCTCGCTTCTGTTCTTTCGATCTAGCCATTTATCCCTCTCTAAAGCTAGCAATCTGCCAGCTCTTAGAGAGTAAGATATACGGGTGTCTCCCCTAGTGTCTAGGTGATCGGGCGATTATTTCATAACGATTAGATAACAAAGTTATCCACAGGGCGCGGGTAATCTGTGGATAAGTTAGAGCTGAAAGCTGGCGAGCTGGCTAAGAATCGGCGGGTGAGAAGAGATCGAGAGCTAGGCGGATCGGGGTGGATAGTTATTACTTACGCCAGAGGAGACTATTAAGAAATAGAGCGCGAGAGGGTGCCGGAGGGGTAGAGCGCCCTCCAATCTACTGTAAACCAGTCAGCGCGCGGCAAACATAGGCGTGGCGTGCGTATCCTGCCACGCAAAACAAACCCAGGGGTGCTTAACCGCGGGCGCGTGGTATGTATACACCCTTACAAAAAATATTTACTAAATTAGGGGTGTATATTTCTTTTACTTATTTGTCCGTATTATACCTATATATCTGTGACTTTGGTCACAAATATCAAATATTTATATACCCTATACGGGAAATGAGTAAAATTTCCCGCCTACTATATATTAGAGGGATATACAGCGGGCAGAGGTATATCCCGACAGGCTACGCTGTCGCTACGCCTCTTAGGGCGGAAAGACAATTTACCCCTCACTTCGCTGTAGCTTGCTCGGGCGCTAAAGCCTGAAAGCAAGATACTAGAAGTGCCTAGCACTTCTTTTAGTTGCAATAAATCTGCCAAAAATTTTAGGAGCCTGATGGCTGAGAACACCGCTGATATTGCCAAACGAGTCATACTTCAAGCAGTAGCAGAGGGTATGACAGTAGAACAGGCAACCGGCTCTGCTGGTAAGTCTATGAAGACTTATGAGTACTACCGCAGGACCGATAAAGTCTTTGCAGACAAGATGGATAGAACTAGGCTAGGCCTAAAAGAAAAGACCTACGCATCCGCCGATGTCCACGACATTACCTTTGCTGAGTTTAGAAAACGCTTCCTTCACCAGCATACCTTTATTCATCAGCAAAACCTCGTAGATGTCATAGAGGGTAGAACCCCAAGCTCCTTACATCCCTCTATGAAGTATGAGAGGGGGACCTCTGATAACCGCATCCTCATAAATATTCCTCCCAATCACGCAAAGTCAATTACCATAACCGTTGACTATGTGACCTGGAAGGTCTCTCAGAATCCTAACTTTAGGGTCTTGATAGTAAGCCAGACCCAGCAACTAGCCGCTGACTTTCTATACGCCATCAAGCAGAGACTTACCCATCCAATGTATGAGGATATGCAGAGCGCTTACGCGGCAGGTGTTGGCTTTAATTCCAAGACCGCCTCTTGGCAGGCTACCAGAGTGGTCTTTGGAGATGAACTCAGAGAGTCCTCTGAGAAGGACCCAAATATCGAGGCTGTCGGTATCGGCGGTCAGATCTACGGCAAGCGTGCCGATATGATTATTGTAGATGATGCTGTTACCTTAAAGAACGCAAATGAGTTTGAAAAGCAAATCCGCTGGTTAACTCAAGATGTTCGCTCTCGTCTCAATCCAACTGGTAAGTTGGTAGTTATCGGAACCCGCGTAGCTGCTGTAGATTTATATAAAGAGTTAAGAAATCCAGACCGTTATCCAGGCGGCCTAGTTCCTTGGACCTATCTGGCTATGCCAGCACTCCTTGAAACCAATGAGGACCCCGCTAGATGGGTTACGCTCTGGCCTTATTCAGACCAACCCTTTGATGGTCAGAAAGAATCGGATAAGACCGAAGAAGGTCTCTACCCTAGATGGCACGGCCCGCATCTATTTAATGAGCGACAAGCTATGGATGCTCAGACCTGGGCTTTGATTTATCAACAGCAAGATGTATCCGATGATGCAATCTTCGATCCGGTCTGTGTGAGGGGTTCTATAGATGGAATGCGAAAAGCGGGACGACTGGTGCCTGGCAATCCTGGTCACCCCAAAGACCTCAACGGTTTCAGTATTATCTGCGGCCTCGACCCAGCGATGGTCGGTGACACAGCAGCTATATGTTACGCAGTTGATAGGGTTTCTCATAAGCGCTTTATTGTCGACGCTACTAAGATTACGCGCCCTACCCCTGCTCAAATCAGGCAACTTATTACCGATTGGACTAATCTTTACACTCCAACCGAATGGATCGTTGAGCGTAATGCATTTCAGTCCTTCCTTACCCAAGATGAAGGCATTAGGGGATTCCTCGCAACTAAAGGCGTTCTACTAAAAGAACACCATACTGGCTCTAATAAGTGGGACTCAGGTTTTGGTGTGGCATCTATGTCTACCCTCTTTGGTACTAAGCAGGCCGACGGCAAGCATCATAGAGATAATCTGATGCACCTACCATCAGATCA